TGCATCCGGGACAATTTACTGTACTTGCCTCAGATAATCCGGAAATTGTTGAGAGGAGCATAGAAGAATTTGAATATCACACCGATGTCATCCGCTGGATGGGTTATGGACGCAAGTTCCAAGACTTCAAGTGCAACGTACACATCTCAGGCCGCAAAGGTCCAGCCGGTATCAAAGACGCACTTAAACGCCTCTCGCCGGAGGCAAGAAACTGTATTACAATCGAAAACGACGAAAACAAATGGGGACTCGAACACAGCCTTGAGCTTGCAGACGATCTCGCTTTGGTGCTAGACATACACCATCATTGGTGTAGGGAAGGAGAATATATTGAACCTAATGATGAACGCTTTGAACGTGTTATCGATAGTTGGCGCGGTGTGCGCCCTGTCATTCATTACAGTGTTAGCCGTGAAGATGTACTCACAGGTTTTAATTCAAATATACGACCAGACATGGGTGCATTACTTGAACAAGGATACAAAAAAGCTAAACTAAGAGCACATTCTGATTATATGTGGAATGATGCTGTAAATGATTGGGCATTAGAATTTTTAGACTATGCAGACATCATGGTCGAGTCTAAATGCAAGAATCTTGCAAGCATTGACTTATATAAATACAAAGACGCAAAGGAAGATTATGAACTATTTGAATCAAATGTACGGGCGCAAAAAGCCTACGGACCAGACCCAATCATCATCTGATAAAAATCCAAATCGTGTTACTGGAGGGCTTCGTGCTCAAGGCGTAGATACTATTACTATGTTAGGAGAAGATGGTTCAAGCCAAGAACTTCCTACACTTCAATATGTGCGATCACTGGAAGAACAGTCAAAAAAACAGCGAGCGGCTATAAACGTTTTAGAACGCAAGCTCGCTCGCCAAGAAACTGCAATTAGTCAATTACAGTCTGCTATTTCGCGCTCTTAAGTCTAGCTAAAATTTCATCCTTCTTAAGACTTGCATTGGCAGGAATGCCTCTATGCTTTGCTTCTTTAAGAAGTTGAGTTTTAGTTAACTTATTGAAATCGCAACCTTTGCCTGAGCCTTTTTTCTTGGTAGACTTAGCAGAGGATTTTGTAGTTTTAGGCTTAGATACCTTTTTCTCTACAGCTGGTGCAGGCTCTGCTGCTGGCACAACTGGATCTGAAGGTCCGATACCTAAAAGTTTCTTTAACCAATTTATCATAATTTTCCTCCTATAGGAACAATTATTTACTAAATAAAATACAACAGGAGATTAAAAATGGTTAAAAAATTTATTGTTGATAGACTAGGTGAACGTACTACATTAGACGGTGCTGTATTAATTGGTGCTGGTATTGCGTTCTTAATCTTTAAACCAATTGCAAGTCTCGTAGCATATGGCGCTATTGCATATGGTGCGTGGACTATGTTCAAAAAAGAAAAATAATCACAACTTACTAATAGGGAGATCAGAACTCGCAGGCAGGTTCCATACTTGTTTTCGTTCTACTCCCTTTTTCTGAGCAAACTTCTTACTATCGCAGTTATTACACACGTGAAAGTAATTGTTGTTTAGACGTTTTGGATCCATTTTTCCACGTTCTCTTTCAAATTCAGTATCACAATTATCACATCTTAGTATTACTATTCTTTTGTCTCTATAGTAATTGTGCATATGACCGTTTTTACTACGTCTTTGATGCCGCTCTCTAATTGAAATTTCTTTTATAAACATAACTATATTTACATTAAGATTATAAAACAGATCGATAAATACATTAAATTAGGAGACCATATTGTTCGTAGTTACCCTTACTGAAGCTGCAAAAAGCAAAATAATTGAACTTTGTAATGCAAAACCTGATAGTTTTGGTGTGCATTTAGGCTTAAAAGGCGGAGGTTGTGCAGGGTTTGAATACGAATGGGATATGATCGATAAAGACAAAGTAGGTGTTAATGATGAAATTATTGACTGTGGTCAAGGTAATTTAGTTATTGATTCTATGAGTTTAATGTACTTATTTGGTAGTGAAATTGATTACACTACAGACGTGTTTGCACAACAGTTTGTTGTAAACAATCCTAATGCACAAAGTGCATGTGGCTGTGGAGTGAGTGTTAATTTCAACAATCAGTCATTAGAAGACAACATACAAATTTTGGAGCTCAAATAAAATGGCAAGACAAGAAGTAGATATCGGCGTTGAAGGTAATGACGGAACCGGTGATAGCGTCCGCGAGTCGTTTCGTAAGGTAAACGAAAACTTCAGAGAAATATATGCAGTTGTAGGTAAAGGTGGCCAAATTAGTTTTACTAGTTTGTCTGATACACCAGACAGCTTAGACGAGTTTGAAGGCGGCGGAGTAAAAGCATTTATACCCGTAGTAAAACAAGACGCTACAGGAATTAGAATATCTGAACTAGCATCGGACAGCGCCTTTGGAGAGGGTGCTGTAGACACTATTCAATTTGATGTATCTGTTGATGGTAAACTTATTCTTAGTATTGCTAATGTTAGATTGATTACTGATCCAGCACCAACACTAGGTGGTCCTTTAAATGCTGCTGGACAAGTTATTGCTAATGTTGATACTGCAAATATTTCTGCGTTTAACAACGTACACGGTACTGCTCTTTCAGTTGATGATATTGTAATTGATAAAAAGTTTGCTGATAAAGCATATATTCCACGCCAATTGCCAGGCGAAACAATTAATGTTCCAGAAGAACCTGCAGATCAAGTAGACTACGAATTTAGTTTTAGTGTTTTAACAGGTGATAATAGAGCTAATGTCACAGCACACGGACTAACTAGAGGTTCTGACGGCGCTCCATATATTTTTAAAACAACAGGTGCTGGCCTAAATTGGTCAAGAACTGTTTTTGACGAAGCTGAACAACAATTTGTTTCTCAGAGTTCTTTAGATACAGACGAAGATGGAAATTTAATTTATAACAAAGTTCAAAACGGTGACACAGTGTACATTGGTGTTATTGATGTAAACAATATCGGACTTTGGTTTAATGCTGCCGATGCATTGGATTCAGATGTAGCAAATAGAGAAAGATTACGTCTTAAATTATCACTTATCGATTCTCAAGAATTAAAATTACAAGATGCAAACTATGATGAAACTCTTGAAGGGTTCTTCTTACGTAAGCAAGTAATGCCAAGAGAAAGTATTGTTAGACGACAAGGTGATAAAATGGAAGGTGCTCTTATCTTGCATGATCACCCGGGTGATTTAGCAGGCGCAGGATCTCCTAATGGCGACGATGACTTACAAGCAGTTTCAAAATTATATGTTGATAGTCAATCACAAGAATCAAGTGCTAATATTTTTGTTAGTACAGTAGGTGACGATGATCAGTTGATTGCACCTCCAGGTAAAGAAGGTGCATCATTAGCATACGCATATAGAACAGTAGGTGCAGCAGCAAGAAAAGCAGAAGCAATACAAATTGCATCGTCATATGAGCCAGGTCCTTACATGCAGGATATTATTAGTTCAAGAACTATTGATCCTAATTCTCCTCCAGTAATTGAAAAATCGAGAGTACAAACCGGCGGCATTAGTGTTGGCGGTAATGTTAACAGACAAAATACAAAAACTATTATTGATGCTAACATAGACTTTATTATTGCAGAAGTTATTGCATGGGCACAAACACAAATAACAAACAAAGTTACAACTAATCTTGCTGATATTGTTGTAAACTGGACAGGGCGTGTATTTGATGTAAAATTAGCTGAAGATGAACTCCTTAAAGCAATTAATGCATCAACACTTGATTACCTAAGTGGTAACTCAGTTAACTTCTTATCAAATAGAGCAGCAATTGAATACTATCAAGACGAATATGGAAGGTCACAAGCTGGCTTAATTAAAGAAGTCTTTGCTACATTACTTGAAAGAACAAGATCAATAGTTGGTAGTATAATTATTCAATCACAAGTTGATCCTGTTTATCAAAGTATATACGACCAGCAGTACATAAGTTTTGGTGCAGACGTTCCAGATCTAGACGATCTAGCATTTGTTGCTGGTGATTCTGGCACACTTCAATTACAGCGTAACATTATTAAAAATGGAGTCTTTAGTGCAAGTGATGTTCCTACTACAGGTACACGTTTTGTTATGTTCTTCTCAAATACTGTAAACGGTGTAAGTGAATCAGGCTTTGTTGATCAAGGTAATCCGCAAAACAGAGATTTAAGAGTTGGTAAAATTATTAGAGGTAAGACATCCGGAGCACTAGGTAGAATTATTTCTTATTACACAGGTGCTGATGCTGTTAATAATCCAGGTTCCGATGATGACAGAGTCGAATTGGAACTACTAAAACCAATTGAGTTTATTGTTGGAGAAAATTTAGAGTATGGTAATATTGTAAATGAAAGAAATATTACCATAAAGATAGAAACAGGTACATACTACGAAGACTATCCGATTAAAGTTCCACCAAATGTATCATTAGTTGGTGACGAATTTAGACGTGTTATCATAAGACCACGTCGTAGAACGTCTCAGTCGCCCTGGGCTTCTATATACTTCTATAGAGATCAAGAATTTGATGGCTTAACTGGTAATCCAAATACTAGTGTTACTGGTATAGCTGATACAAACTTACCAACATCAGGCGAGGCATACACAAATCCTTTAACAGGTGAAGTTGATGGTTACTTTGGTCGACACTATCTAGTTAAACCAGGTGCCCCTAAAAACGTTGACAGA